GTAGACCTCGGCGGCCTCCTCCCCGTCCGAGCAGAGCAGGTAGAGCATGAGCCCGGCGATCAGCTCTGACTTGCCGTTCTTCCGCCCGGTGGACAGGTACAGCTCCCGATACCGGCGCACGTAGCGGCGCCAGCCCGGGTCCCATTCGACGGTGCCCAGCAGGGGGCGGATCACGTCGCGTTCCTCCCAGGCGGCGGGGATGAACGGGCGCCGCGCCCAGTCGCCTTTCGTGTGGACGAGCAGCTCGGTGAAGAACGCCATGGCGTGAGCGATGCGGGGCTCGCACAGATGCTCACCGCGGCGCCGGCAAACCATCCCGTCGAACGCGCGGCGGCAGGGGGAGAAGCGGCGCCGGTCAGCCACGGCGGGCGCGCCAGCCCGCGCAGCCCCGGGGCGGCTTGGCGCCCAGGTGCGCGAACAGGTCCCGGCCGCAGGCGGCGCAGCGGGGCAGCTCGGGGCCCGGGTCGTCGTGGCGGTGGATCGGGAACCCGGCCGCGATCAGCGCGTCCTCGATCTGACGTAGCGCCATGCGCCCAGCATGGCGCCCCCGCTACGCTGGGGCCAGCCCGCCCGGGGCTGCGTTGGTGGTTCATCCGGCCCCGGGCTGGGCGCCCGGAGGAACCACCAGCCGAGAGGATGCCGCCCCGTGGAATGGACCGCACGGTGGGCGCCCGACGAGGCCCGCCTGCGCTGGCAATTAACCATCAGCGACGAGCACGGCCACATCGCATTCGGCCCCGAACGCGGCGCCGCGTTCCCGGGGCCGCGCCCCTTGGATCACTACCTGACCGCCCTCGGGCTGACCGTCGTGGGGCCGTGGGCCGCCGAGGGCAGCAGCGCCCGGGCCGCGCCCGTGACCGCCGACCCGGGGCTGGAGCGGCGGCTGCGGGCCGCCGTGGCGGACTTCCACCGGCCCCGATGACGTGGCCGGGGCCCCTGGCCGGGGAAGCACGGCGCTGGCGGGCGCCGTGGCGGCTGGCTCACGGGGGCCCCGGCCACTAACCGCCGCAGGCCCCGGCCCCCCGGACTGGCGGGGGCGCGGGGCCTGCGGCGGGCCGTGCCTAGCGGTTGCGGCCCGCGTACACGTCGCCCTCGACGTAGTGCAGCCACTCCCCGGCCGGGCCCTGGGCTTCCCACAGATACCGGGCCTCATAGACGACGGTCCACCCGGCAGCCTCCAGCGCGGCGGGCAGGTCGCCGTCGTCGTCGTTGTAGAACGCCAGCCCCGACGACGGGGCCTCAAACGTGTTGAGGATGGCGGTCACGGCGCCGACCGTGCGGGGGCGCTCGGCCCGGATGCGGGCGGCGATGGCGTCGTGCTGCTCCCAGTAGCCGCCCGGGCCGTAGAGGTCCCCGGCGCTCATGACGCGCCCCGGTCGGCCGGGAACGACACGCGGAAGCTGATCCGCTTGCCGGGCTGCCAGCGGGCGATGCACCCGGCCACGAACTCCTCGGAGAAGCCGCGCAGCCGCGCCCGGATGTCCTCGGCCGATGTGACGGGCTCGCCGTCCAGGCTGGCCAGGGCGCGCTCGGCGCCCTCATATTCGGCCTTGGCGATCTGGGGGAACGGGTTGGCCTTGAGCTGGTACCGGGCCCAGGGGTTCGCGTCGGTGCCGTTGATCGTGACCGTGATGGCCACCAGCTCGGGCTCGCTCGGCGGCATCATGACAGGTACCGCCCGCCCAGCTCGGCGGCGGCGGCGGCGTCGGCCTCGGCCAGCGCCCGGGCTGCCAGCCCCAGCGCGGTCCCCCCGCTGATCGTCTCGGCAAACTCGGCATCGCCCAGCAGCAGCCGCAGCGCTGCCAGCACAGCATCGCCCCAGCTTTCCCCCGGGGGGTAGATGTCGGCGCCGGTACCGGCCACGGGGCCGTCCTCGCACCAGTCGATGACGCGGTAGCTGAAATCGACCGGGTCTTGGACGACGTAGACGGTGTGGCCGACCCCGCGCAGCCGGGCCAGCGTGAACTGCTCGCAATCGGCCCAGCGGTGCGGCGGCGCGCAGATGCCGGTCTTCTCGTAGTGGAGGGCGTGGCGGGCCGCTAGCGCGTGCCGCGCATCGCGGAGGTTGCTGCGCCTTGGGCGGGGGTCAGGGGTGGTCATGGTGGTTCATCCTTCCCAGCGGGCGCGGCCTCTGCCGCGCCCTTCGGTTGTGTCCCTGGACCGGCTCCCGGCCCCGGGCTGCCGCTGGGCGGCAGGGCGGCGGCGCGAGAACCAATCCAGCCCTGCCTCGCGGCGCTGGTGCGCGGCGAACAGGGCGTCAAAAATCGGCCTGCCGCAGTCGGGGCAGGTCGTCATGCCCTCGGGCGCGGGCCCGGGGGCGGGGGGCGGCGGCACGGCGGCCAGATGGCGCGCGGCCATGGGTGGTTCCTCCTTGGGCATAGACGGCCCGGGCCCCCGGGCTGGGGGGCCCGGGGGCTCGTGCGCGGGGGTCACTCGGCCGCTGGGGCCTGGGTGGTGGCGCGGGGGCGGGGGGCCAGCTCGGCCGCGTCGCCCTGCTCGGCCTTGGCGGCCTTGTTGGCGGTGAGGCGCTTGGCCTGGCACGCGCCGCACTCCAGGTAGCGGCCCTTACCGTCGCCCTTGTTGGCGGTGCAGGGGAACGCCCCGGCCTTCTTGAGCTGCCCGCACTCGCCCAGGCAGCGCAGTTGCACGCCCTCGGCCACGGCCAGCTCCGGGTACGCGGTGGCGCTCATCGGCAGCACTTCGCCGTTGGCGCCCAGCCACGCGGGCGGGCCAGCGAGCACGGCCAGCCCCGAGGGGGTGGCGGCGCTGTCCACGGGCACGGCGGCGGCGCGGCGCGGGGCTGCGGCGGCCGGGGCCGGGGCCTCGGGCAGCACGCAAGCGCCCGCCCAGAACTTGGTGGCCACGCCGAACGAGCCGCCCTTGGCGGGCCGCCCGTTGCCACGCTTGAGCGTGAGGCCGGTGCGGTCGGCGTTGACCTTGGTGATCTTCACGCCTGGCGCCTCGGGCAGCGAGCCCGCGCCGTAGAAGATGAAGCTGGTGGGGTTGCCGTGGCCCTTCCACGTGGCGCGCTCGGTGCCGGTCGGCACGCCCTCGGGGGCGGGCACGATCGCGGCGTCCTCGGCCAGGCCAGCGGCGGCGGCCTCCTCCGGGCTGAGCCCAGCGGTGGTGATCGCGTCGTCGGGGCCGGGGCCGGCCAGCGCCAGCTCGGCGGCGGCGGTCTCGTCCATGGCGCCTGCGGGGGTGCTAACGGTGGTGTTCATCTCGGTGGTTCCTCCTCCCGGCCGCCCCCCTGCGGGGCGTGCCGTACTGCCAAGTACAACACGTCGTCACGCTGGGTTATGCCCAGGTCAGGAGGTCTTTTCATCATTCTTGTTCGACTCCCGCCATGCCCGGGGGCAGCTCCACCGGAACCTCGCCGCAGGCGCGGGCCGCCGCGCCCCGGTCGCCCTTGCAGAACACCAGCACGTCCTGATGACAGCGGCCCAGGCCCCGCGTCCCGGTGAACAGCCGCCCCGCCGCGTAGGGCACGCTGCCGATGGGGGTCAGCAGCACGGCGCCCGAGCAGTACGCCAGCCCGGCCGCCGCCGCGCCCGCGATGGTCGCGCCCCGCAGGTCCCGCACGGCGCCGCCGCCCCGGCCCCGCGTGTCGCCGGTCACGACCACGGCGAAACGGTCGGGGCGCAGCGCCCGCGCGCAGCCGCCCAGGATCGCGGCCCAGGCGGCATCGAACGCGGCCGGGGCCATGGCCGACAGGTCGGCCGGGTCGTCGGAGTACCGCTCCAGGTCGTAGTAAGGCGGGCACGTGAACACCAGATCGGCGCTGTCGGGCGGTAGCTGCGCGGCCCAGCCCACGGCGTCGGCGCACGCCCAGGCGGGCAGCGCCGGGGCCCCGCCTACCGTCTCGCGGCGCCCGACCACCCAGAGCAGGTCCCCGGCCCGCAGGTGCGGTAGGCACTTGGCCTCGTAGATCGGGTCCAGCTCCAGCCCGCCCAGCCGCGTCTGCGGCGCGTGCCGGTGGTAGTCCATCCCGGCGCCAACCAGGGTGCAGCGGGCCCGCCAGCCCGGCGCCCAGCGGTCCAGCCGCCGCGCCGGGTCGGCGCCGCAGACGACGCCCAGCACGGGCGCCGGGTTGCCCGCCCGCTCCAGCCCGGCCAGGACCCCCGCCAGGGTCATCCCCGACCCCACGGGCACGACGTACCGGGCGGCCGGGGGCAGCTCGGCCGCCTGCGCGGCGGTCGCCTCCACCGCCTCGGGGCACTCCATCCCGAACGGGACCTCCAGCCAGCCGCGCTCGGCCGCGTCGGCGCGGGCCCGGGCGATGATGACGGAGTTACGCCCTGGGCGGTGCTGCACGACCTCGGCGCCGTGCGCCCGGGCCGCCAGCAGTTCCGGCGTCAGGTCGCCGCTGGGGACGTGGACGCGGCAGGGGACGCCCAGCTCGGCGGCGACCGCCGCGACGATGTTGACCTGCGGGCTCTGGCGCGACCCGGCCGTGACGAGCCCGGCCGGGGGCGGGCCCGCCGTGGCCAGGGTCCAGCACGTCCGCGCCTTGCCGCCCATCGAGCCCCGGACGCCGAACAGGTCATCACGCTTGACCTGGTAGCCGCCGTGCTCCTCCACAGGTGTGAGGTCGGCTGGGGACAGCTCGGGCCCGGGCGCCGCGCCGATGAGGCCCCGGGCGGCGAACGCGGCGGCCTGCTGCTCGTTCGCCGCTACCTGCGCCGGGCTCAGATCGCAGCCGAGGTAGGGGTGGCCGAGCATGGCGGCGACCAGGCCCCGGACGCTGCCGCCCGCGAACGGGTCCAGCACGGCCCCCCCGGGCGGGGCGAACCATCGGTAGGCCAGCTCGCACACCACCGGGTCGAAGATGCTGATGCCCGACCCGGTGCCCTTGGTCGGCTTGTCGTACCAGTCGGCCACGAACTCCGCGGTTGACAGCTCCCGGCCCAGGGCCTCCTCGGCGCGGGCCTTCTTGGCGTAGAACCCGGGGTCAGCCCGCAGCCACCCGGCCGGCCCCGCGCGCATCGCCCCCCCGCCGCCGCCCGCCAGCCGCCCCAGCTCCGACTCGATGCCCAGCGCCAGCCATGCCGCCTTGCGGTCACGCCACCAGCCCGACCGGCCGTCCAGCACATCGAACGGCGGCACGACGAACCGATCCGCCAGGGCGGGCCGGGGCGGCTCAGGCTCCCGCCGCTCCCCCAGCAGCCGCGCCAGCCGGTCAGCGCCGAACCCGGCCGCCGCCAGGCTGCGCCCGCTGGCGCTCATGCGCTGGAGCAGCGCGACCAGCTTGTCCTGATCCCACCGCCCCTGGCGGGCCCACTCGTTGTCACCGACCAGGATGTCCCGGGCGGTCGCCTCGTCGCAGTCGATGACGATGGCGGGCACGTCGGTCAGCCCCGACTTGCCCGCCGCCCGCCAGCGGTGCTCCCCGGCGAGGATGTGCCCGGTGGCCTCGTGGACAAGGACGACGCCCCAGAACCCCACCGCCTGGATCGACCCGGCGATGCCCACCACGTCCCCGATGTTCGCGTTGTCGGGGTGCGGCGTGAGCTTGTCAACGGGCATCAGCTCGTAGCGGTGCGGCAGCACCCGCGCGGCCGGGGCGGCGGTCATGCGCAGCCTCGGCGGAACGTCGCCAGCTCGGGGTCCCACTGGTACCAGCAGACCAGCTCGTCCAGCGGCAGCGCGTCCAGCTCGGGGGAGAACCCGGTGGGCCGCTGGCAGTGCTGGCACGTGCCCCCGTCGATCACCTCATCGCAGAGCCGGAAGATCGCGCGCAGCGGGCTCATGGCCCCGGCCGCCTCCCAGTGCTTCCCCCAGCGGGCGCAGGCGACCCAGACGGTGGGCTTCTCCTCCTCGCAGTAGCGGACCTGAAACTCGGCGGCCCCCGTGCGGCCGAGCATCGCCACGGCGGCGGGCAGCCGGGGGTCCTGGGCGGCGCCGGGGGGCAGCGGCCGGGCGGCCTTGGCCATTGGTGGTTCCCTCCTACGACAGCAGGCGCTCGGCGGGCAGCGCCCCGCCCAGGCCAATCGACCCGGAGTGCTCGATCCGCAGCGGCGAGCGCGAGCTGGGCGTCAGCCCGAACTCGCGGGCCCACATTCGCATTTCGTACGAGGCATCCCGGGCGGCCCGGGCAGCCGGGTTCAGCCTCGGCCGGTCGTCCCGGTCCACGATCAGGATCTGCGACTGGCCGAGGATCTCCATGGCCGAGCGGAACCGGCCGACCGACTCGCAGTAGGCGGCCAGCGCTGCGGCGTCGATGGCCTTGGCCGTGCCCATCCTGGTCAGGTCCGGGGCGATCCGATCCCACTCCTCGGCCGCGTACGGCGTCAGCCACGGCGGGCGCTCCGGGGGCAGGTCACGCGGCCGGGGCTCAGCCCGGTTGATGCGCGCCTCCTTGTCGCCGTGGAGGATGCGCAGGTTCGTCGGCTTCGGCGCCGGGCCCCGGCTACCCACGGGCGCCCCCGGGGGCCTGGTCCTCCCGCTGGCGCCGGGCAGCCGCGCGAGCGTGGGTCTCGCGCATCAGCCGGGCCAGCTCGGCCCAGTCGGCCTCGGACAGGTTCTCGACCATCCAGGCGACGTGGCGGCTGGCGAGCAGCGCCCCGCAGCTCGGGTGCCGGGTGGCAACCCAGGGGTCCCCGGGCTGGCGGCGCTTGAGGCCGACCGAGCAGTGCCCCAGGCGGGCGGCGTCCTCGCAGAGCGGGCCTTGCATCGTCATCGGCAGCATGCCCGCCAGCCTGGCACTCACGGCGGCCACCCGTCGAGCGCGCCCGGGTGGTACCCGTCGCAATCGGCGTCCAAGGGGCAGCCGCACGGGCGCCGCATCGGCGGGTGCAGCTCGGGCGGCCCGGGCAGCGGGCGCGGGTGCCGGGCCCCCGGCCCAGCTCCAGGAGGACCAGTCGAGGAAGGCTGGGCCGGGGCGTCCTCAGCGCGGCCCATCATGCCGCGCCCCCGGTTTCGGGCGAAACCTGCCCCCGGATGAGCGGCGGCACGAAGCGCTGCCCGCGGTCGGGGCCCGAGGAGGTCCCCCCCTCGGCCGCGCGGTCGCCGCGTGCGTCGATCCACCGCGCCGCCGACGCTTGTTGCTGCGTCACGACTCTGTGACACGCACCGCACGCTGCGACGATGGTCGCCTCGTCCTCGCAGCCGCGCACCGTATGGTGTGCCTCGGTCGCGTGCCCTTGGCAGCCTGCGAAGGCCAGCCGACAGCACCAGCGGTCGCGGGCCAGCACGCGGCGCCGGGTAGCTGGCCAGCCCGCAGGCATCGCCCGGCCAGCTCCAGCCCACGGGCCGCGCGGGTGCTTGGCGCACGGCTGCGCGTTGCCGCAGCCCGGCGCGGGGCAGGCCAGCGGGGCCCTCATAGGCATGGCAGGTCCGGGTGGGCTGGGCAGGCCAGGCCAGGCGAGGCAGGCAGGGCCAGGCCAGGCAGGGCCAGGCATCGGGGGCGGGCCAGGGCCAGGGCAGGCAGGGCAGGGGGGCGGGTCATAGCCCGGGCCATCCGGGGGGCAGGTCCAGGGTGTGGACCTCCCGGGGCTCGATCATGCCGTCTGGGTCTGTGCCGAACCGGAGGTAGGCGTTGTCGGCGGGGGCGGCGGGGTCGAACACCTCAGCCATCCACAGCTCGCCCCGGGCGTCGGCCTT